TTCTCAACGCTCGAACGTGACAAGTGCATCTTATCAGCCGCTTGATCAATCGAGTCACCATGTGCAACGTGTTTGAGTGCTTCTATATCTTTTTTCATAGTCTTCATCACTTGGTAATTTCTCACTGTTAACACACCATACAGTTGAACCGCTTCGGTGTGGGTAGTGTAACCCGTCACAGTGACACGTGTTGTACACACCTGCACGGGTTTTCCATTCTTTACGACGGTGATTGTCAACACGCCAATCAGTCGACCCACAGTGGCACACGGGCGGTCTGACGTATTCCCACAATTCACGGTTCAGTCGCCGAGCATGACGACATGAACCGCAACGGTAGAAGTTAGGCGATTGCTGCACGACGTGGCAACACTATGAGTTGTTTAACCGTCCAACCTGCATTACACAAGTCAACAGCGTTCACCCATCCGTAATTGGGGACACAGCACTCAACACATTTTACCAACCAAGGTTTGTGCTTCATCACCGTGTTAAAGTTTCTAACGGTTTGATTGTTTAACAACATACCATTCACCTCGTATTAATTTGTTGTTGACTCAATTAGTATCGTTTAATTTGACGGTGTTGTCAACAAAGGCGTAATTGTATTTGTTCATTATTTTCGCAATCAAAAAGGTCGTACTGTTCGAAAGGATGATCAGGCCACCACTTATTCGACTTGCTCATGTTCGAACCGGCGTCAATAATTTCGAGATTCCACGGGACATGTAGTCCACATACAAGGTCTGATATTATTGGCACTATGTGGTCGACGTGTACATTATGACCTTGTTTTCTTAGTGATTTGGCTCGATCATATATTTCTTTGAACCTGTGGTCGTTAGCATATTGGTCAGGCCAAGCAGTGTAAAGTTGCTTGTAGTATTTGACAGACCTTTTGTAATTTTTATTAAGGTTCGGGTCGTTAACGTCTTGTTGACTCAACCAATTTGGTGAACATTTCCGCAACGGTGTACTCATGAACAATTCCTCAATGGTTTGACTATTTTTTCAGCTTCGGAAATATAGTACTCATAGTTCAACGTCGAACGGTCGAAGTCGTCCAAGTTTGAACAGTCGGTACACAACCAACCAACGCTAATACCCATCTTGCGTTCTTCGTGTTTCGACTTGTTCTTCGTGTGAATGCGTTCGTCATGTGGCAAACCCGTACTGTCTACAATCACCTTTTCGCCATCTTTCATGACATGCCATTCCTCAGACCAGTTACCGACTGTGCAACCCAGATTGGTAACTGGTGTTCCTACTATTTCTGGACGGTGTACGATTTCTAAACCTTCTATCTCTTTTTGTATCTCACGAATGACGCCTTGGTATACATCGTCGGGAACTTTAGGTTTGCGTTTCCACGATCCCGGTACACCCGTGGGTGGTGCAAGTTTGAACAATGACCCGCCGTCCACCGACACGTAATATCGAATGATATTGTTCAACTCGATTTGTATGTCTAATTCAGACCAACGCATGACCAATGTATTCGAACGCGGAACCTTTGCACGCAAGTAGAAATCACGATCAATCGGGTGATTCATGATAAATTCTCGAATATCTTTACCGTGAACCAGTGCGGCTTCTGCTGCTTTGGGAATGACCAACGCCGACCAATCCTTGTTGTATGGTACTTCACGTGTACCAGGCTTTTCCTCGGCCGTCTCATACGCATAGCAACCAATTCGCTTAACACCGCCACCTTGGTAAACGGCCATGTATGAGTTAACATCGCGAATAAACATCGAATCGTATAACACTTCCTCAAGTTCCAAACACGTCAACCCTTCCCACCACTTACAAATTGCTCGACTGTGGTCTAAATACTCGTGTGGGCAATAGAACGTCACACCGTCGGTATTGGCTTGAACCATCGACAATCCTGGTATCTTGATCAACTGTTCAACTAACATGCACAGTAATAATTGACCGTTGATGGTGATGCTCATTGTGTAAAACGGATCGTAAAACGGACTGTACTTGTTATTCGAACCACCATATGCACCGTTCAACGCGAGTTTGAACGCACCGTTCTCCATTGGATGTGTCTTCTTGTTGTACTGTTTACGTGTTTCATATACCGACAAATACGCATCACAAAACTGTGTACCAAGGTGTGCGGGATAAAGTTTGTTCACAATACCCATGTTCGGATAGAACGACGCAACGTCCACGTCGACCAATTGATGTGCGTCATTCGAATGTATCGATGTTGATTCAACCGACGCGTGGATACCACCAGTGCCAAACGCGTATTTTAACCCGTCAACTTGTGCGACTAAACCTGTGAAAACACCTTTAGTCTCTGCGATTGTTTGACTTGCTAAGTGTGCACGGATTCTTTCGAATTCAGGGTGTTCGAACTTAACATATGGAAAAATAACATCACCGAGGTTGATACTGTGTCGCCACGTCTGTTTTTTGGCTTTACGACCGTTGACGTACTCGAAACATTCGATACCGTTTTTCTGCATTTCAGTGATCAGAACTTGTTCGCCCATTTTCACATCTGACATGTTGATGAAATTCTGGTTGAACTTTTTACCCAACGTTTCACGCAGTCTTATCATGTCAAGCGTACGAACATAGAACATCGCCGTTGCATCACAGTCATGCAAGTTGTAATTGTGCAGCACGTCCATTTGATCGTGTGTCAATTCTTGACCGACAGGGAATGGCAAGTCTTCAACACTGTGCATGTTCATGCAGAATTCTAACGACTTCAAACTCGTCATCTTTGCCGCGTTGTCAAAGTGGTGAATTTTGAACAGGTCGACTTGTTGGAATATTTGGTCACGATCCCAAACCAAGAAACCAAATTTGTCACCCGCTTTCATTGACTCAATGATACGCATCGCATAGTTGTAAATCTGGTCAACCGTACACCCTGGGTTGTGAATCATCCAATGTACGACAGGATAGTCGAACCCTAAGTTGTTGAAACCGACACCACGTGCACCACTGTGACCAAGACCACGAACGAACTCGGCAAACTCGGCATATTGATCGACGCGTGTTGATATTTCAAATTTCCATTTCTTGCCCGTGGCGACATGAATCACGCAACATGTGAAAATATTAGGGTACGTTTCAATGTCGTACACATAGTCACGCGGGTCGACGGGCGCCATTACGGTGAACATTTGAGGCAGTTTGCAATAAGGACAATCACCAAGGTCGGAAGGAAATGTTTTATCACAACCACCTTGACTACTGTCACAACGGGACAGGTAAAACATGATTAAACCTCCTCGATGGTATCGAGTTTCCAAGGTAACCACATTCCACTTTTACATTGAACCCTTGGGATTCGTGAGTAACGCATGACACCGCCTTCCTCACGACAAGCGTAATTTTGCAATTCTTGATTGAACGTCAGAAAATCGTCATCCGATTTAAAATAATCGAAAGTCGAGCAACCAGTGGTCATAGTGACTAACAGTGCAATGAGTATAATTTTCATGATGATTAAACCTCGTGCTATGGGTATGTCCACTCTAACAAACCGAGAATCAATTCGTCGGTGGATTCTATTTTATATTCGATCAAGTCGGTTTTACGTTCGATGTAGCTGGTACGGACGGCGCGAGTTAACACGCCGTCCAACATGACCAACAACGAACAACCGACAGGTGGAAGGATTGAAGGACTGTTCAATTGAATCATTACTTTACACCACTCGATCCAAAACCGCCTTTCCGTTCACCGAGTGATTCAAGATTAACGCGGTTCACTTGGACAATCTCACCTTGTGCGATTCGATCCCCATGATTAATGACAAACGGTTGATTAGACGAGTTGTATAGGATCACGAACGTTTCGTCTTTGTAGTCACTATCAATCGTGGCTGGTGCGTTTAAAACAGTAATCCCGTGTTTCCACGCTAAACCACTACGAGGGTTGATTTTCATTTGGTAACCATCGGGAATGTGGAAAGTAAAACCCGTAGGAATCAAATATCGCTTGCCAGGGTTCAAAACCATTTCACCGTCAATACAGTTGATTCCTAATGACCCTCCTGAACCTTGACACACTCGATAAAGTATGTCAGCACGAAGATCGAAACAAGCGGCATTATCAGTTCCGTACGTCGGTGATTGTGCGGTGTCTGAAACCGGTTCAAGCCTAAGATCAATCATAATAGTAACCCTTGTGTAATGAATGAAACATATCGCGCTTGGTGCTTGGCGTCGTCAAGCGCGACGTGTGGTGTACCTTCGAACGGTACGTCGTCTTTGTTGAAACCTTTCATTTTGCCCAATTTAACGACAGTGCGAACGTCACAAATGTTATAGTATTCCCAAGGCGGTTTCATACCGTAACACTTGAAACAATCTTCGAGCATAGAAATATCGAACGTCGCACCATTGCCCCACGGTTCGACCGTCTTAATACTTGAATTATCACGGATGAATCGGAACAACCCTTGTAAAGCTTCGTACATTTCTTGTTTACCGCGAACAACTTTAGCTTGTGCATCGTCGGACTGTTTCAACCACCACTTAATTGTGGAAGCGGACGGCGTGCGACGTTCACATGCTGATTCGAAATCGATTGTTGCGCTAAATTCCGCACCGAGTTCACCGGTTTGTGGATCGAAAAACACCGCACCGATTGCCACAATTGGCGCAGTCGGGTCAGTTCCTAATGTTTCCAAGTCGATCATTAAATGGTTCATGACTCCACCTTGCGAATCAAGTTTAATAATTTTTTCACCGTGTCGTGCATGTCAGACACGCGTGCTGGTGACGGCACCGTAGGGTCGGGTGCGTGTTTCTTGATGAACTTTTCCAAGTTGACAAGTTCATCCATCGATAGTTCTAGTACGACACTTCCTGTTTTAATGTTCATAACTTAATAACCTCGTGAAAGTTGGGACGACGTTAAAACCGTCCCGTGTTGATGATTTACACCGCCGTCATTGTTGCGAAATGTGCTTCCGTATAACCAGCGGCAACCAATGCTGATTTCGTGTAAACATTACCGTTTACGTTGTAACTTGGCTCGGTTGGTGCTGGTGGCGGTGTCACTACTGGTGGCGGTGTTGTGTTAGCACCAGGCTGAACCAAGTCGTGCGCCGGTGTCACTGGCGGTGTGTTCGCTGCTGGCGGTGTGTTCGCTGCTGGCGGTGTTTCACCACCTGTAACACCAGCGAACGCGCTCGCCGCGTCAAATGCGTTTTCACTGATAATCTGCTCACCTTTACGCATGTACACCACGCCGCGTGGGTTCAGATAAACACCTGGCGACTGTGAAGGTTGACCGTTCTTGTCGGTGTTGTCAGCGACGTTGATACAGACAGTGTAATAATCACCAGTGTGAACGTCGTTTTCACCAGTAATACGATCAAACGGGCTATACTTTCCACAAGGGTAAACAGGCACATCCAATTGTGTTGAGCATTTGATGATCCAATGACCAGGATGACCGGTTGTTTCACTGTTTTTACGGTTGTTTTTGTTCGGCACAGTGGAGTCACCGTCTTCAACTTTCCACGCGAAATCGTGACGTGTGGTCATGTCTTTGTATGCGGCAAGACCGATTGCATAAATTTCTTGACCCCAAGTGGTCTGCTTCCAATCTGTTTCCGCACCTTTTGGAACCGCTAACGAAAAGTACACTTGTGTAACAGGTGTCACTTTATCAGCGGCCATAACCGGTTGATTTTGGTTGTCCGTTTTAGGGAAACGCTTTAGCGGGTGACCCATTACGATTCGACCTTCGATATTAATGTCTTTGCTTGAAATTGGCATATCTTTTTACCTCGTTATTTAACGTTAAACATCATTTTAATTCGGTCAGTAGTGGCAGTTGCCAACTTCCATCCCGTCTTAGGTTTTTCACTGTATTCATTTATGACGGACTCGTCAACACCTTTTTTCAAAACTTGTGTTGGTGTTGCTAATTCGCGCGGTTTACGAAGGTCTACACCTAGTAAATCACCCATGCTGATCACTTCGTTTTGGTCAATGTCTTTCCTCCAACGTAGTCGTCCGAATGTTTCTTCCGCGATTAATGCTGGTAACGACTCACCCTGGCGACTGTACACGATAGCTGATTCTTCCAACGCTTTTAAACGCGCTTCTAACTGGTCTTTGATGTTCCGTAATTGGACAATCTCGACAGACAAGTTTATACCACGTAACTCGTTTCCCACGGACGAACCGACATAATCCATACCATCATATACTTGACGCTGGAAAAGTTCACACGTACGACGACACGACGCGTTATAGCAGTGTGAACCTGTCTTACATGAACCACCTTGTAATGATTTTTGAGCGGCAAGAATCATTATGTTTTCATAGTTACGAAGTTCATCACTTGTCACGATCCATGACCGACAAATACCGTCGCGGTGAAATCCGCGCGGTTGGAACACTCGCAAGTCAAACGTCCAACCAGACCGTTCGACGTTCGGTATCTGATTAATCAGACCGATTGCATAAGCCAACAATTGCCAACATTCGAACACTTCCACAATAGATCGACCATATTTAGCATCCCATACAGTGATGGTTCGTTTTGATGGGTTCACAACCCAACAGTCAGCAATTGAGTACGCACCGTCTTCAAACACATCCAAATTGATCCGTTCTTCGACATGAAGTTCACGAGACGATCCGGCGTTGTTGTAAACGGAAGCGATGTCGTTCACATACTCGCGAGCGTGATCATACATGTCATCGTCAAACGGCATACCGTGTGCCGACAATTTGCCGACAAACGTATCACGGTGTAACGTGTCGTCAGATTGATCATAAATGGCGGTCAAAATACGTTGCGCGATTTCATGAAAGGCCAAACCTTCCAACGCGGCCTCACTTCTTTCTTCACCTTCGATGAACGGTTTGGGGTGTTGAGATTGTAGCGACAAAGCGCCGCTACAATTCACCCACACATTCGCATTGTGTGCGGTTATACGCATGTTACACCTCGACGCTGTTAAGGAACTCGGCAACCTGTGGAATTAGTTCAGGACGTTTTGCCAATGCTGTGAATTCAACATCGTATTTCGCTTTAACCATATCTTTGATTGTTGCAGACTTGGTTGAATCGCCAGCACATTTTGCTGACAACATTTTCACCAATCCGACAAAATTAACAACCTCGACACCGACCTGTGTAGACCCAACATGTGCAGGGTTTGGTGCGGGTGGTGGTGGTGTCTGGTCGTCTTGCTCTAACTTTGGGGTGTCCACCACTGGTGGTGGTGGTGGCGTGATGTCAGGCTGCGAGGCAGTAACATCCGCTTGCTGAGTCTCTACATTCTTCGCATCCGCTGGTGACTTTGGGGTGTCCACCACTGGTTGTTCGTCTTTAAACTCTGTTTCAATTGTATCGACACGAAGTTCGTTGAACAATTCTTCACTGATCAAATCAATGATTTCACCGTGACCACCATTTGTGATCTGCTCATACTCTTCATCATTTCGGATGATTCCGACTTCGTCACTCCCGTTATAACGCCAGTATAAAGGGTAATCGCTTGAAGGAGTTTCAACAGGAATAGACATCAACGTTGTCAATTCTGCTTCAACTTGTTTGATGAATTCAGCCCATTGGTCAGCGGACATGTCTTTTGGCTTCTTGCGCTTTTTCCACGAACCGTCCGCGTTTTGCGTTTTGTTACCACTGTGAATACGTTCATCCCACGGTAATTGTGGTTCGTCGGTAACAGTTTGGTCAGCTTTTGCAAGTACTTCCTCAAACCCTTTAATATCGACAGATTGTTCGTCAACACCATGCGTAAGCAGTTCCGATCGACCTACTTGTTGAGCAGTTGACGCTTCACTGTGTGTAACGGTTTCAACGTACCCGCGAGCCTTTGCCATGTTGACCAATGCTTCACCCAAGTATTGTTGAGCAATTAAGTCGTCTTCGTTGAATTCTAATTTGATAGTAGCCACTGTTTTATTCCTCGTTTCGTTTGACAGTGTGGTCATATTAATTGTATAGTGACGCCATTGTCAACACTTGAAGGAAATAAATAATCATGAGTATTAAAGAAGGTACTAAATAATGCTTAGACCGTACCAATTAGAAGCCACTGACAACGTGTTCAACGCGTGGCAACAATACCGAACCGCTATGTTGGTAATGGCAACAGGTATGGGCAAGACTTACACTTTTGTTCACATCATAGCACAAGCTGACGTACCAGCCTGTGCGATCGCTCACCGTTCGGAATTAGTAGAACAAATGGCAATGTCACTTGCTCGGTACGGTGTTGAACATCGTGTCATTGCACCTGAACCACTTGTTCGTAAAATCATCAAATTGCAGACCGAGGAATTTGGACGATCATTTGTCCGACCCGATGCTCGTGTTGCTGCGGCCAGTGTTCAGACCATCATGGCACGTAATGGAACCGGTGTTGATGGTGACACGTATTACCAAGAATTGCCGGATGGAACGTTTCGTGAGTATTACCGCGAATCGGGTAAGTGGGTGACAGTGGGTGACACGTTTCAGAAGTCGAACCCGAAGGCGTTACGTGGAACCAAGCCACCAAAAAACATGGCGCTCGACTTGAAACGTTACACACAACAGGTTCAACTTTGGGTTGGTGACGAAGGTCATCACTATTTAAAAATGAACTTGTGGGGAAAAGCTGTATCACTTTTTACACACCCACAGTGTAAAGGATTACTTGTCACTGCCACACCTCGTCGTGGTGATCGTCGTGGTCTTGGTTCGAAGTACGATGGTCTTGCTGACGTAATGATCAAAGCGCCAAGTATGGCTTGGGCGATTAAAGAAGGTTTCTTGACCGATTATCGAGTTGTTGCGCCACCGGTTGAATTGGATTTCTCGCATTTGAAAGTGTCCAAAACGACGGGTGATTATAGTGATAAAGCTGTTGCAGAAGTGACCCGGAACAGTTCGTTAGTAGTAGCAACCGAACATGACGGCAAGTCTGTCATGGGTGATGTGGTGTCTACTTATTTGAAATTTGCGAAAGGCTTGCTGACAATCGTGTTCGCACCGTCACTCGATATTTGTGACAGTCTGTGTGAGCAATACAACGCCCAAGGTGTGAAAGCAATCGTATTGCGTGGTGACACGGACAGTTTTGAACGATTCAGAGCGTTGAAAGCGTTCGCACGTAGAGGATACGACGTGATTCTAAACGTTGGTTTGTTCGGCGAAGGGTTCGACTGCCCGGCGGTTGAATGTGTGCAAATGGTTCGTCGTACAGAATCGTTGTCGTTGTACCTTCAACAGGTTGGACGCATGTTACGTCCTTCACCCGGTAAAACACACGGTTTGTTGATTGACCACGTTGGTAACTTCATTCGACACGGCGCACCAGATAAAGAACATGATTGGTCACTTGAACCTAGTGACGATCCGTCTGGTGGTTCAAGTGATTCGATCCCAATGCGAGTGTGTCTTGCTGACGATTGTTATCAGCCATATGAAGCGTATTTGAAAGTCTGCAAACACTGTGGTTCACCACCGTTGACAAATTGTACCAACCCAGCCGAGGAGCTAGATTGCCCACCGTACGACAAGACGTTAGAAGAATGCCCAACTTGCGGACATTCTGCACCGTCACGAACGGTTGAACAAATGGATGGTGATTTAACCGAACTATCACCAGAAGTGTTGGCCGAATTGCGTGGCAAGGTTGAACAGGTTGACAAACCGGTTGAAGCGGCAATCGAGGAATACCGTAAACACTTAATCGCTCGACACGTCAAACCAATGTACATGGGTAAAATGATTAATAATTTCGCAGACAAACACGTCTCGGTTCAGAATGCTCTTGTGGGATTACGTGACTCAATGGCATGGTGGGCTGGTGCGTTACGTTCACACGGGTTGAAAGATGCCGAGATTTTCAAACGGTTTTATTTAGAATTCGGTCATGACTGGTACACATCACAGACGTTAGACGCGAACAGCATGAACGAATTAAACGAACAGGTGGTTGTAAAACTGGCCGACTTGATCTAATATGACGAAACAGTCAAATAAAACGAGGTGAAATATCATGGCTAAATTGGAAATGAAGTTGGACACAAAAGAGATACAACCATTGTTATGTGTTTGCCGATTGCAAGCAGAAATCATTGCAGAGTTCGCACACTTGGTTGATTCGGACAAAATCGACAAACTTCAACAAATGTTCAAATCAGTAAACCTTGATGAACCGTTGCGGGAAGTTCAGTACGAGGCGTTCGCGGCTGGTGCTGTTAGTAATTGTACTGATTATCAAGACGTCGATATAGCGTTTGCCGAGTGGGTGAAAGACAATGATTAGTTTGACACAATGGGCAATCCGTCACGGTGTATCACATGTTGCGCTTGCTGAATTGCAAGGGTTGTTGCGTGGTGAAGGTGACGAATTACCGGTCACGTCGGGTGACTCGCTAAGTGAGAGTTACATTCAAAGTGCGGTACGCTTAGAAGCGAACGAATCGAAGGAAATGAACAAACGAATCAAGTCGGCCGACACGGTTGGTATCAAACAAGTGTTAATCACACAAGAAATGGTTGGTTCAATCATTGGTCAATTTGCTGGTTATGAAATCAAAGAATCGGAATGGTCGTATAGTGGCAGTGATCACGAGAAGGCACAACAACGATGGGGTTCTAAAGTGATCAGTATGGGTGGTGATTTCAAATTCGTGAACAAGGTGGGCATGTTATGAAAACTAAACTAATCCAAGAACTTGTTGGGCTTTGTGTTGAGAAGGGGTTGGATTTTAAATACTCGGTGGATATGGACACTTTTGTGGTTCGTAACTTGATGGATATTTATTATCTCGGTGGCATCAAAGAGAAAGACGCACCCGACCAACTACAGGCGGCAATTGATAAGGTGAAAGGGTTATAAGATGAACAATCGAAATGTTTTATCAGCTTCTTGCTGCCATTGCGATAGAAACATAGAACTATCAAGAGACCTATCTAATGCAGTAATTAAGGGTTTGATTCCAGCATGTAAGCATTGTGAAAAACCGTTAGAAATAAATTTCGGTAACATTTGCCGCTTTCACGGTGAGAGCCTTATCAAAGGTTACTGTAGCGCTTGTGCTAACGACGAATTAAAGGACAATAATTTATGAAAACCCTAAAAATAAAATACCAAATTTGGGCGGCTAATCGTTTGGCCGATAAACTGACGGCTAAGCTAGTTCGAGGTCAAAAACACTTTGTTACGGTGATCAAGGGGAAGGTGTTATAAAGTGAAAAACGAAAAGCAAGTATTAGAAGAAATGAGCGAAACCGGATGCGATGCTTTTGACATCCTAATGGATGCAGACCCTAAGCTAGCGGAAAGATTTCGCAAGATCGACAAGCAGTTAATTAAGCTGCTAAGCGATGTTAAGAGACACTTCCCAGACGCGTGCTATTACACTGCAAGCGGTGGCTTTAATTTGATGTTAGGTAACAGTCATGATGACAGCGATTTACCACAACAAGAGCTTTTAGCAATGTATGGGTCTGCGAGTATATCTGACGGGGATTTTTGACTTGACACTGTTGTCAATTGTGACTTAATATGACGACTTAGTCATTTATCATTCAGGATTATTTATCATGCTACAAGAACGAAAAACACGAGAAACCACCGAGGCAAAGCGTATCGAGCTTTTGAACGAAGGTTTGAAACACGCCATTTCGATCGGTTGGGAAAATTTCACACGTGAGTCATTTTGTACTCATATGGGTATTGCTGTTGGTTCAATCAATTACCACTTCAAAGATATGACAGGTTTCCGTCGTGCTATTATGCGAAAAGCCATTGCAAAACGTGAGGTGGCAATTGTGGCCGGCGGGATTGAGTCACGTTGTCCAGTTGCCAAATCCGCACCGGAGTCACTAAAGAAACAAGCAATTGCATACATGATGGAAAACTAAAAACAAGTTGTATCGAGGTTTAACATGCAAAAATTACCAAGTGCGCTAGAACCGCTGAGCGCGTGGGATCAATTCGTCTGTTGGAAACCTGTCCCCAGCAAGACAAGACCGGGCAAAATCGACAAATTCCCGTGCACAAAAAACGGTAAAATCATCGATGCACACGATTCATCACATTGGTTGTCAGCATCAGAAGCCTGTGCAAGTGGTTTAGATATTGGGTTCGTGTTCACTTCTAACGATCCGTTCTTCTTTCTCGACATCGATGATGCGTATGACGGCGCGGCATGGTCAACCCTTGCAACACAACTTTGTACTGACTTTGCTGGTGCGGCGGTCGAGGTGTCTCATTCTGGAACCGGTTTACATATTATCGGTCGATACGATGGTGATGAACCGGATCACGCTTGTAAAAACATTCCTTTGCATTTAGAACTTTACACGTCCGGTCGATTCGCTGCTCTGACGGGTAGTGGTGCTACCGGTGACGCATCAGTTGTTAAAGACTTGACCGCTGTTATAAACGGATACTTCCCCAAGTCGGCCGACACCGAACGACCTAACGCAGAATGGACGACGACGCACGTTGAAGGTGCTTATCCTATTGCGGACGACAAATCACTCATTGCAAAGGCGTGTGAGTCCACCAGCATGTTTGGCCAAAGCGCACCGTTTAAAGCATTATGGGCGGGTGACGGTGAAACACTAAGTCAGTTCTACCCAGACGACGGCGGTCAGGAACGTGCATATGATGCAAGTAGTGCGGACGCCGCCCTTGCTCAACACCTTAGTTGGTGGACTGGCGGGGATTGTGAACGTATTGACCGTTTGATGCGTTCCAGCGGTCTTGCCCGTTCCAAGTGGGACAACCACAAGTCGTACATGCAACGCACCATTCTAAACGCCACCGCACGCACGAAAAGTTATTATGACAAAGGTAAACCAGTCGAAGTAGTAGAAGCCATTGGGAACAAGCCTACGTTGAAAGACTTGAATCAATTTGTACCAGTTGACCAACAAGAAAGCATGTTCGAAGGTTGTGTGTACGTGTGCGATATTCACCGTGTCTTTACGCCTCGTGGTACGTTGATGAAGAAAGAACAGTTTAACAGCATGTACGGCGGTTATCGCTTTAGCACCGATCATGACAACACCAAGACAACATCGAGCGCGTGGGACGCCCTTGTCGAATCACAGGTGTTCACCTGGCCGAAGGTCGAGTCGTCGTGCTTCCGTCCAGACTTACCGAGTGGGCATATCATTGAGAAAGAAGGTGTGCGTTACGTCAACGTCTATGTACCACTTGATATTAAGTATACCCGTGAAGACGTCACTCCATTTATGAATCACCTCAAAAAGCTTTTACCAGACGAACGTGATCAAACGATCCTACTGTCTTACATGGCCGCGTGCATTCAATACAAAGGTTATAAAATTCAATGGGCGCCACTGATCCAAGGTGTCGAGGGTAACGGTAAAACATTATTTACTCGCTGTTTGAAATACGCGATTGGTGATAAGTATTCCCACATGCCCAAGGCGTCTAAGATTGACAGTGAGTTCAACGGGTGGTTGCTCAACAAGTTGTTTATTGGTGTAGAAGATATTTACGTCCCTGAACATCGCCGTGAAATTCTCGAAACTTTAAAACCTATGATCACGGGTGGTGACGGTTTAGAGATTCAATTGAAAGGTGTTGACCAGGTGACTCGTGACATTTGTGCTAATTTCATGCTGAACTCGAACCACAAAGACGCAATCAAGAAGACACTAAACGACCGTCGATACTGTGTGTTTTACACGGCGCAACAAGACGCGTTGCACGTCATTCGTGACGGTATGACTGGTGAGTATTTTCAAAAGTTGTACGATTGGTTGAACAACGGTGGGTATGCGGCTGTTGCTGGCATGTTGGAAGACTACATTATCCCTGCTGAGTTCAACCCAACCGGTGAATGCCAGCGTGCACCGACCACATCGTCCACCAGCGAAGCGGTATCACAAGGTATGGGTAGTGTTGAACAAGAAATACTCGAAGCTATTGACGAAGAACGGACTGGGTTTGCTGGTGGTTGGGTGTCAAGTTTGGCACTAGATAACCTTATTCGTGACCTACGCAAAGACAGCATGTTACCACGCAACAAACGCCGTGAAGTGATGAAATCGTTAGGTTATGACTACCACCCGAATTTGAAAGACGGGCGAGTGAATAACGGCATACCAATCGACGGAATGAAAAAACCGCGACTGTATATTCGTGACGGACACCTAGCGTTGAACTTAACGAAACCTGTGGAAATCGCTCAACAGTACGCACACGATCAAGGTGACAATCTTGCATCGAATATTTTAGTTGACAGCACCGTCAAACAAGTGTAATTTTGACGGTGTTACTTTAATCAATCGAGGGTTTGAATAATGAAATACGCGTACGCAAACAAACGAGTAAAAATCGAAAGCAAGGAACACCTTAACCACGTTATCAAATTGACGGGCATGGTTATTAATAACAAGTCGACACTAGAACGCACATTCGAAAAAGCAGGTCATAAGTTATATTTATTTTTTGGCAAAAGCTTTGACGATGAAAAAGAGCACTGGTTTTACGGTCACAGTGTGTCATTCGAAGGTACACACGAGTTCGAAGAAATCTTTATTCCTTTACCTGACTCGACCCTAAAAGACGAACATTGGAATGGTGTCACGTCGTTACGCGTCGGTCATATTGTACACGGTGGTGAAGTTGTTGCTGTCGGTGATGGTCAAGTGTGTATCATCAATGAATACGGTGCGTTACGTGTGCACCTGTTGCGTGATGTGAAACCCGCTAAAAGTAAGGCAGAACAAGTGGCTGAGGAATACTGGGACTTGAACGACGGTGCAGTAGATCTCACCGCTTACACTCAATGGTTGATTGACAATGACAAATTGCAAAGCTAAACAAAGCCGTGGTGAATGGGTGTGTGTGCAATGTGGTTTGGTGTGGTCAGTGCGTGACACTGATCGACCCACTTGCACACCGCGTAAATATGGTGAACTAATGTTGGAGCGTATACGATGCGAGCTACTATTAAAGAAAGGTTGAAGCGGTTAGAGCTCGGCGAAGACGTATTGCTTCCTGCTGGTACAAGTCGAGAAGAGGTTGAACGTGTGTGGTATGTTGACCTTGGTCATGATGAAGAGATCGACATTGTGTGCACCGACCTGGGCGTGACAGCCCACATGGTTGACAGTGACAATTTTGATAATATATTAATGGTGACGATAGCAATATGTTTAATCTTGATAGTCTTGATCGTTTAGTATTTGGAACCACAACCAAGCCGACCAAAAAATACACGCCCCGACGTATTGAACGTTCGGGGCGTTTTTGGAATACGGGCAATGACGATGTGTTGCGCCACTGGTTCAAAGTTCGCAAGTTCAGTGTCAAAGAGTGTGCAAGTCGCAGCGGTTACAGTGAACGGTGTATTCGTCAACAATTGGAGCGTCTCGACCTGACTGTCAGACAGTTTGAGCATTGGACGGGCAAAGATGACAAAGTGTTACGCGAACTGTGGTCACGTCGTCCGAATGGCTCATGGTGTGCACGTGAAATGAATAAGGTCGGACGAACTGTCAGAAAACGGATCAAAGAATTGGGATTAAAAAAGCCGTCCTAGGACGGCGAGTGGTGCACGAGGTTTGAAACCCAAGATTATAACAATTTAACACCCTTTACAAGCACCATTGTTCACGCGCTTCAACGAAATCGTACCGCATTTTTTACATGGTTTATTCGGCATATACCATTCATCACCGTTCTTGATTGCTTCCTGTCTTGGTGACAAACCTTTCTTATGTGTTCTAAGAGGTTTGCATGTAGTACATTGAGACGTCTTTGCCACCCTCTCATATGATCCACAGACTTTACACTCTCTCTCTGACATATATGTTAGGTCTTTGTTGCTTAAAGCTTGTTGTCGTGGTGACTTCTTAGGTGTGCCAGCACACCCCTTGCAGTAGCCGTTGGCTACTGAACGATCAGACAATGTATTGCACTTTTCACAAGGTTTGTTAGGTGTATACCATCTCTCGCCGTTCCTGATGGCTTCTTGTCGTGGTGACAAACCGTCAGCGTGCGACCTGATAGGATGACACGTTATACATGCTGACGTTTTCGTACGACGCTCCATACCTCTGCAGGAGTGACACTTTTTAGTCGATATATATGTTGGTTGGTTGTCTCGTTGTGCTTCTTGTCGTGGTGACAAACCGTCAGCGTGCGACCTGATAGGATGGCATATGACACACTCCGACGTTTTCGTATGTCGTTCCGTACTGTCACAGGTGGTGCACTTTTTAGTTGATATATATGTTGGCTGGTTATCTCGTTGTGCTATTTTCCTAGGTGAGTTTTTCGCCATTTGCTGACAGTAGTAGCAAGCGCCTGTAGGTGTCTTGATTTTAATGTGTGAGTGTCTTTCGCAGGCTTCGAAAGTGGGTGTCAGTGATGGATCATCGTTCAGCATCATAGCAGTTTCAATCACTCGTTCCCATACGTCATCTGGAAGTTTCCACGGTTTCGCGCACTTAGTGACATTAGGAGAAACCCAAATTTCTTGTGTTTCCCAACTGACGTGGTCGTTCTCACCTTCCAAACATTTCATCATTATAATCGTAGCAGTGGCTTCTTTCGTAATGCACGATTTGCATTTATCGTCTGTCACATATCGTTTATGTGCATACGCGTTGCACACGTTGCACGGTTCAGAAACATAATACAACGGTATATTTTTTTCTATTGCGTGGTTTTTATTAGTTGGAAATATAATAGCCATGATAATTTCTCGCTGTTGAATGAATGTTGAATTGTGTAATATTCATTATATTTAGTCAACAACTGACCATATTTAATCAACATTGCAAATACACCCCAGAAAAAGCTATTTCCATAGGGGTGTATGTAACCCAGTGGTAGCGCGGCTTTAGGCGATTTTACCCAAATTTTAAGGATAGACTCTACTGGAGAATTACATTAGTCAAATAATACGGCGTAATGCTATTATTAGTATATATTATCATTTGTATAATATACGATACTGTTTTATATATGCGTACTGTATATATTGTATATGATGTATGTATTATATGTATGTACTATTTATTACTAACTGTATATATTGGGGTATTGGGGTATATAGTAATAAAAGGTATATAAAACAGTAGTTTAGAAGTACCCCTAATACTAGGGTATTGACGGGGTTTTTAATGGGGTAAGGGACGTTTGGCAAACACTGTGAAGGTGGTGCATAATGTGACAATTGAGTCATGTGATTGGAGTAGATGAAATGACACCCGAACAACAGAAAGCCATTGACGCTTTGCCAAGATTGGCGAGGGATGTGGTATTAGAGCGAATTAACGATCCGTTGTGTTCTCAAAGTGAATGTTATCGTCGTGCTGGTGGTGATGCTAAATCACCGAGCGGTATTAGTTCCGGTGCGTCGGAAATCCTGAACCATCCTGACGTTAAGGTCATACTTGAAAGTTTTAGAATTCCTGTCGACGATGAACGCATTGCCGGACGTGAGGAAATTTTGCGAGACTTGACAGCGTTGACGCGCATGTCAGTGTTCGACTTTTTGGACTTGATCAGCGCCGATGATGAACTTGTGGAAATGAACAGCGGTAACGTCATCACTGGCAAGACCGGAATTATCATTCGTTCAAAACACGACATCCCTGAACACCTTCATAAGTTCATCAAATCGATCAAGCCGAAAAAAGACGGTTTAGAAATTGAGTTCCAAGACGCCGTCAAAGCGCGTCAAATGCTCGTTGACATTCAAGGCTTGGCCGAACCATCAAAAGTTGAACACAGCGGCGTCGTGGCGACACGTGAGACGTCAGACGATGAATTCTTCGAAATGTTGAACGGTTTGGGTATCAATGCGGACAAGTGAGGATTTTGAAAAGGCGATTCGTGCGGTCATCGACTCAAACGTGATGACCAACAGCGCCAAAATTGAATACGTTGAAGAATTGCGCGTCCGTCAAGCACGTATCGATTTTTACGCGTACCGTCGTTATATTCACCCGAAAAATAAGGACGGTTGGTGGCAGCGTGACGTTGCGAGAGTCTTACAAGAATTCTATGACGACCTAGTCGCTGGCAAACGTCCCAAGCTTGTCATCGAAGCACCACCACAGCACGGTAAGAGTGTTCAGATTGTTGATTTTATTGCTTGGCTTAGTGGTAAGCACCCAAGCAATCGGACGATTTATGCGAGCTTCTCGGAACGTCTCGGCATACGTGCCAACTTAACACTGCAACGAACGTTTGCCAGTTCTCGACACCGTAGAGTGTTTCCCGACTTTGCAATCCCGCTCAAAAACTCGGTGACAATCAGTTCGCAGAAATTGAGAAACCGTGAAATTATCGAGTTCAGCAACGATGATGGCTATTTTCGCAATACGACCGTCGAAGGTTCAATCACGGGTGAATCACTCGACCTCGGCGTCATCGATGACCCGTTGAAAGGTCGTAAAGCGGCAAACAGTATCACTACTCGTAACAGTGCGTGGGATTGGTTCACCGACGATTTCTTCACACGATTCAGTGAGGACGCCGGTTTACTTTGTATTTTGACACGCTGGCACATGGATGATCCGATTGGACGATTGATAGAGCGTTACCCAAACACAAAAGTGTGCAAGTACCCAGCATTGTCCGACGACGACGCCAAGTTGTCAGAAGGTGACCCACGAACACCTGGTTCGTGTGAAGCGTTATTTCCTGAACACAAATCTGTCGAATTCTTGCTCGAACGTAAGTCAATGATGGATACGAACAGTTGGGTATCACTTTACCAGCAGTCACCACGTGTTGCGGGTGGTGAAATTATCAAAGGCGCATGGTTCGGTCGTTACTCGATGTTGCCTAAACTCAAATGGCGCGCCATTTTTGGTGATACGGCACAGAAGGCCAAGACGTCAAACGATTACCAGGTTGCGGGTTGTTACGGGCTTGGTGAAGACGGTAAATTGTACATCAGTGACATGTTGCGTGATCGGTTCGAGGGTTACGAATTAGAGCGACGGTTCCCTGATTTCTGGAACAAACATCGTAAAGCCGACACGGGGCGTTTGCGTTATTTTGGCATTGAGGACAAGGCGTCCGGTACAGTGTTGATTCAGAAAATGCAAAAAGTGATCAAGCCGAAAATACCAGTCAAACCGATACCACGAAACATTGATAAATACACACGAGTGACTGATGTACTTGGTTTCATTGAAAACGGTTACATCATGTTACCTGAAAATGCGCCTTGGGTTCAGGACTTCATCGACGAGTGTGAAGCGTTCACAGCGGACGACGCACACGATCATGATGACCAGATCGATACACTATGTGACGCCATTGAACACATGCTGTTCTCGTCAAGACCGTCAGTGCGTGATATGATGTGATCAATTAACCAATTTTAACGAGTTCTAAACATGACAAATAGCAAACCGAATGTAAGAGTCAAAGTGACGAATGACGGCCTTGTGAACGTCATGTCGGGACTTGGTACGTCCAAATCGAAGAACAGTCATAACACGTGGCAACTTGGAATTGTTGGTGGTGACCGTGGTTCGTTGGAGTCGGCATACCAATCAAATTGGATTGCTCAAAAGATCGTTGATTGTCGTGCGGAAGATGAAACACGCAATTGGCGTCGCATCAAATCGGAAGGTGCGGAAGAAATCGCCGCACTGGAAGGCAAATTGAACGTTTCAACTGTTACGCAGGAGGCGCGAAAATGGGCGCGTTTGTTCGGTGGTGCTGGTATCTTGATGGTGACAGACCAACCATTCGACCAACCGCTTGACTATAACAAGATCAAAAAAGACTCTTTGAAATCGTTGATCGTGTTTGACCGTTGGGATTTGCACGGGCAAGACTTCAACCTATTCGATTTCATGTCGCCAAATTACCAGCGTCCAACATATTACACACTTGGTACAACCAACGCGGCGGCACAGCGTATCCACCATAGTCACATTGTACGACATGAAGGCATTCAACTTCCTCGCCGTTTACGTCATCTTGCCCAAGGTTGGGGTGACTCCGTACTGAACCGTTGTATTGACGACGTGTCTGAAATGGTTGCAGCTAAGTCCGGTATTGCTAACTTGCTACAAGAAGCTAATGTCGACGTGATCAACCGTGAAGGATTGACCGAGGAACTGGCAAGCGGTGAAGACGGTGCAATCATTGATCGATACGCTTTGTTTGCTCGAATGAAATCAATCATCAACATGGCGTTGCTTGACAGTGAAGAACAGTACAGTCGGCAAACGTTAAACCTTACCGGTGTTGCACCGATTCTCGAACAAATGCTCACGTACATTAGTGGTGCGGCTGACACGCCTGTTACACGCATGTTCGGCACGAGCGCGAAGGGTATGAACGCTACTGGCGAGGGTGATTTAAACAATTATTACGATTCCATCACAGCATCACAGTCGTCTAAGTTGACCGAGCCAATGCGTCACTTAGACGAAGTACTTGTTCGGTCTGCTTTGGGTTATTGGCCTGACTCGTTCGACTACGTGTGGAACCCGCTCGGCACGCCTGACGACGTTCAGATTGCACAAGCTCAACTGTTGCAAGCACAGAAAAGCGCCTTGTATTTACAAGATCAAATTGTCACCAAGGCGCAAGTTATGCGCGAATTGCAAGGATCGGAAGAATACCAGTTCGACGATGACAAGATTACCGAACTGGAAAATGACGAAGACTTGTTCAAAGACTTGCCACCTGTTGAAGGTGTTGAAGGCGTTGGGGGCGTTGAAGGCGTTGAAGGCGAATCAAACGTTGTCTTGAATGGTGCACAAGTTACCAGTTTGGCAGGGTTGGCGGCACAAGTCGCAACGAAGCAATTGACGCTCGAACAAGGTATCGAACTAATTGTTAACGCTTTCCCGATTGACCGAGAGACTGCGAAAATAATCCTTGGTAACGGTAAGGCTAACGAGAACGCAGAGACACCTACCAATGAATAACGATTGGCGACAAGAATTACTCAACGAACAGATTGAACAGGCTGGTGTGAAGCGTAAGCCGAATTCTGTGAAAGTACCCGTAATGAACGAAAATGAGTACCGTGTCGCGTTGGGTAAGCTTGTTCGAGAAGTTCGGAAGGACATCAACGAACAAATCATCCCAATCGTTAAATCCATCGAAACCCAATACACGGCCGACGCTGTTAGTTGGGTTGACTTGTTGACGTCCACAATTGATCGAGTCATTGCAAAATGGCAGTCACCAGAGTTCAACCAACTGGCACAATTGCTTGCATCACGATTTGTACAGACCACTGCTGACATCACACGTGGTCGGTTTGAACGTTCTATGAAGTCGGTCGGTCTGAACATTTATGGTGACTCACCAGCTATTCAAGGTTACATCGACGCTTCGATTTACGACAACGTGGGTTTGATTAAGTCAATCCCTGATCAATACCTAGAACGTGTACGAAGTATTGTCAACACGAACGTTCGTGCTGGTCTTCGTCCAAGTGCTATGATCCCACAACTGGTGAATCAGTTTGGTGTCACAGAACGTCGTGCAAAATTCATTGCCCGTGACCAAACGGCAAAGGTTAATGGTGACTTGGCCGAGAAACGTCAAATCAATGCAGGGTTTCCATATTTCCAGTGGGACGATTCAGACGATGAACGTGTGCGACATTCACATGAAGAATTGGCGAATCGTGTCACAGCATACGGTAAGGGTGTTTATCGTTGGGATAATTTACCACTCGGTAAAGACGGTAAACCCATTAAACCAGGGTATGAGTACGGGTGTCGCTGTGTTGCACGACCTGTTGATCAAAGAGAGGTTGACGCGAACGTAAAAGCCGGACGCGTCAATAAATCGGTCAAACGTTAAGCTGTTGGTTTGAATCGTAAGAACCCGAAACGGTTAGACACCATTTCACCTTCATCATTCATGAAAATTAGTCGACTGTTAGGTTCGAACATTCTGGCCCATTTGAAAGCTGTCTTGATTGTTCGAATTTGCCAAAACTTGTATTTCGTCAACGGTTCCACTTCGTCAACAGTGATTCGTAAGATGAACACCCACAAATAAGCCCACCGCTGACAAAACATGACGGTTCTTAAAATTAACGGTGTCACAAAATAACAGTGTGCGAGACACGACGTTATCACCAGATACCACGCTAAATATTCAATCATGCTGCTTTTTCCTTAGTTTTCCAATCGTCAATACGTTTCACGGTTGCGTCGTATTCATCGAACAACCGTTGTGCGTCATCTTGTCGACCTTGTTCAAGTGCTAATTGGTACGCTTCGTAAAACCCGTCTCGTACCGCTTCCAACCATTTCAAATTACCGCTTGTCATTACTTAGTTCCTCAATCATCCATTGTGCAAATTTAATCGTATTAGGGTGAATTTGACGAGTGGAACCTAATACATCACGACTGAACCGTTCGGCCATTTCCTTACCTGTTTCATGAAATGGTTCGTTGTCACGCACTGCAATCGCCCAATCAATTTCAGAAATGAACCCATATACTTCATGGTGAAGACTAGGTTCCCACATTCCGTTAACGTCTTTTAATGTCCACAACCAACCGTTCGGTGTCGGGTGTCCACCTGTTTTAGTCGGCCAATCTTTGATATTGTCAGTGAGCCACTGTAACGCTTCATCACGATTGAGCTTCTGAACATTGGCGTGTGTCACACCTTCTGGAATTTTCATAATTTTGACCTCGTTTGTTGACGTGAGCGTCACACATTATACAGTGTTGCACCACTTGTCAACATCATTTATACTGATCGTATGAAAAAATTCACGATAGACAAAGCAGGGTACACACCGTCCAGTCGAGAATATCTTGACAACGGTTTCCTGAAAATTAAAGGTTACGCCGCACGGACGGGGATATACGATTATCTCGCGTCCGAACTTGGTTTGAAAGACCGTAACCCTAACGACATTATCAAAGTGATGCGACCACCGGAAGAGGTGTTCGACAGTGAATCACTCGATTCATATTCCCATGTGGACGTTACAGACAATCACCCGTCCGAGTTGGTCACCGCTGAAACGTTCAAGAAAGTCGTGACAGGTACGGTAACCACACCAGGAACACAAGACGGTGAATTCGTGGCGTTCGAAGCAATCATCAAAGACGCCGACACGATCAAAGCTGTTGAGTCCGGCAAAGTTCAGGTATCACCAGGTTACACGGCGATATATGATGAAGCGCCAGAAGGTGCTGAGTACGATTTCGTACAACGTGAAATTCGAATCAATCATTTGGCAATTGTGCCATTCGGTCGAGGTGGATCACACGTTAAGATTTTCGACAACAACGGAGTACAGAAAATGGTAAAAGTAACGCTTGATAGCGGTAAATCTGTGGAAGTCAACGACGAGGCAACCGCCACGCTATTGACCGACACTTTTGACCGTTTAAATAAACGTGCGATGGATGCTGAATCCAAAGCTGACAAAATGGAAGCAGAGAAAGACGCTAAAGACGAAGAATTGGAGGAAGCTAAAAAAGCATCGTCCGACGAAGCGATTGCCGAGCGTGTAGAATCTGTAACACGTGCTGCACTTGATGCGAAACGTGTAGCTGGTAAAGACTTCACCTGTGACAGTATGGACGAAGTAGCAATCAAACGTGCTGCGCTTGCTGTTCGTTTCCCGAAACGTGAATGGGCTGATAAGTCGGCTGATTATGTGCGTGCTTCTTTTGACATGGAAATGGACAAAGAAGAAACGGAAGACGAAGACGCTGAAAAAGTCAAAGAACAGCAAAAGAAAGCTGCTTCTGACGCCGCAACCAGCGTGAGTGTCCCGACCAAAGACGGTCAACCCGTGTTAAACGGTATGCAAAAACTTCAACAATCACGCGCGCAAGCCGCGAACGGAGGTAAATAATTATGCCTGTTATCGGTGGTAATTCAATCGATCACGGCGTCGCGTACGCTGGTATGATCGCAGACGGTCAACTGTCTAACAAGGTGACCCGTTTAAACACGTCTAACGACTCTATCGCATTCGGTAAAGGTGTCGTCACTGACACAGTGAACGAAGGTGGTGCAATCTTGCCGACGGCTACGTCTACAGCGGCACAGTTCAACGGTATCGTGAAACGCGAACTAAACCGTGCACACGAAGATGGTGATGACGGTGCAATCGCTGGTTATGACATGACTGTCGTGACTGAGGGTGTTGTGTGGGTAACCGTACTTGATACTGTTGCTAAGGACGCACCTGTTTACCTACGCGTGGGCGCGACAGGTGCTGGTGATTTTTCCGGTATCGTCGGCACTGGTGCGACACTTGGCGTGTTAATCAGTAATGCAAAATTCTTGACCGCTGGTGACGCTGGCGATCTTGTCAAAGTTTCACTAGGATTAGGTGGTTAATATGAAACATACAGTAACACTTGACGCGGATTTCGCGTTTGCTACACCAGGTATTCAAGCCGGTGTTCAACTGGCGTTCAATGACGGTATTCCGACAATGGATGACGGTCTTGCGTTCTACATTTCGCAACTTGCTGGTCTTGAGTCCAAAATTTACGAAGCGAAATACACGAACATCAATTTTGCTGAACTTGTGCCGATTAAAGGTGACGTTCCAGAATGGGCAGACACTTGGGAATACTTGTCTTATGATGCTGTAACACTTGGTAAGTTTATCGGTTCATCTGCTGACGACCTACCAAAGGTTGCGTTCAACGCGAACAAATCCAATGTGCCAATCGGTTATGCTGGTGTGTCTTATGATTATTCACTTGATGAATTGCGTAAGTCTCAACAATTGCGTATGCCGATCGACAGCACTAAGGCAAAAGTCGCGTTTCGTGGTTCACAAGAACACACTCAACGTGTAGCTTACTTCGGTGACGCTGGTCGCAACATGACAGGCTTGTTCAACAACGGTAACGTTGCATTGGATAACTCTGTTGTCGATTGGTCGACAGCAACAGGTCAAGAGATCATCGACGACATGAATGGTCTGGGTATCAAAGTTTGGACTGATTCAGCGAACGTACACGTGCCTAACACTTGGGTCATCGATTCAACTCGTTTTGCACAAATCAGTTCGAAACGTATGGCTGACGGTACTGACACGACTGTGCTTGAGTTCTTCTTGAAAAACAACATTTACACGTCTTTGACTGGTCAGACTCCACGTGTTGTGCCACGTTTACAGCTTACCGCTGCTGAACTTGCTGCAAACGGTGTGTCGAACAGCAACAAAGATCGTATGATGGCGTACGAAATGAATGAAGAAAACTTGGCAATGGCTAACCCTATTCCATTCCGTCCATTACCGCCACAGTCGCAAGGCTTGAATGTGTATGTACCGTGTGAATACAAGGTAAGTGGCACCGAATTCCGCTTTGTATTCGCTGCTGCATACCGCGATCACCTGTAATGGTTAATCGTTGTTGAATGATGTAAAGCCCTCTTAACTGAGGGCTTTTTTTTTAACCTATGAAACGGTTTCCTTTCGAAAGATTGTCGAACGCCCATAGGGGTTGAAGGTTGTCGAGCGAGTTGATAATTGCAGGGTCGGTAACACCCGAATTAATCATCGTACTGACTGGGACTATATGATCAATGTGCCATTCACCGTAATTGTCCCAACTCATACCGTCTTTGAATTGTTTCTCGATATGAGTCATTAAATCATCACTCGTATAACCCAATAGTTCTACGGTTCTTACAATCTTACTTTCATAAGTTCTAGTTAAAACACGACCCACCATGTTTCGCATATACGTTTGCATCTTGAATTTGTTGTCGTTCTCGCGTCTTTTTCGATAGTATTCGTTTATTCGTTCTCTGTTCTTCTTGCGGTAAACCTTGTTACTAGCACCTCGTTTCTCTTTGTGTTTGGCGTAATCAGCACGCTTTTCCGCTCTCATCTTTTCAATGTTCCGGTGATAGTGGTCTTTTTTCATCGTTCTCACACGGTCTTTATTTGCTTCACGCCATTCACGGTGTTTGTCTGAATACTTCCCTCTGCGACTCTCGTTTATACGATCTCTGTTTTCTTCGCGATACTTCGACGCTTTTTTCAGGCGTTCATCACGGTGTTTGATGTGAGAAAGCCTGTCAGATTCTTTCTTCTTTTCAGGATTGTTTATTCGTCGTCTGTTAACCCGTTCTCTAATGCACGCAACACACTTTCCGTCGTTTACATAACGTTCCGAATCGTGACCGTGTTTGCATGGTTTTCCAGTGTAATAATGAGTGAGGGATTGTTCTTTCGCGTGGGTGCGTGAAATGATTTCCATGATGTGATCCTTGTCAAAGGTAGTCATGATGATTTGTGGCGGTCGTTGACTAGACGATGTTCCCCCGCTAAAGGTAGCCACAAAGCAAACTCTATCAAGTTATGACCTGATTGTCAAATTATTACCGACTATGACGTGCGTGTCAACATTTAATTTTATATACTCAAATATCAATCAATCAATGAGGTTTACGAAAATGGCAACACTAAAGAACATGGATAAACGCTTAATCACGATCAACCACGGCGGCAAGCGTTACGACATCAAATGTGGTAATAACCCAGCGGTCGAAGTACCGGACGAAGCGTGCAAGAGTGACTTTGTAAAACACTTGATCGAAACTGGCAAACTTGTTTCAACTGGTGCAACTACAACCACGGCAACCGACCCAAGTATTACCGAGGGTGGTGATGTTGACGCTGAAATGCGTGCAGAATTCGAAGCGATGACCGTCAAAGAATTGGAAGAACACGCCAAAATGTTAGACTTGGAAGGTTATTCGAGCATGAACAAAGCCGAGTTGGTTGGATTCATTTTAGAAAATTCTTAACACCTGGTATATCCCGCCACGCCTATCGAAGAAGCGTAACCTTGGCGGGATTTTTTTATTGGGTCATGTTATACTGGTTGTTATTTGATCGAGATTATTACTATGATTGTGAAATTAACAGGTGGTGAATTCGTCGACTTGTACGACGCAACAGGTGTTGCTGTCGGTACACAGTTAATCGTTACGAATGTCACGACGAGTGATGTTCGACTTTTTGCAACCGAAACCACCCCCGACCCAAGTACTGACAACAGTTTCCCATGCATATTCGGCGGGTCGAGTGTGATCAATAACCCAGGTGACAGTGGTGCTTGGGTTATTAGTCCGAGCAATGGTGCGGTTCTCGTCACTTCGTTGGACGGTTCAGGTTTCAAACCGCTCGACGTGAGCATACTCACGAACCTTGTCACTTCGTTGGACGGAAACGGTCGAATTAAAGTTGATTCACAACAATCAAGCTTTGAACAAAACACACAGTTTCGATTCTTTGAAGACGTATCTGACCAAACTGAATATGGTGGTGATGATTTGTCTGTGCCTGCAGCGAATGTGTTGGTGTATGAATTCAACGCAGTCAATCCGGTCAATATTCAAACACGTATCATTAATCAGTGGTCTGGTGGTCGTAAATACTTGGTGTTTCCGACCACGGGTGCGACTATCACGGGCGGCACGTGGGAAGACGTATCCGACCAACTGTATATCATAAACGGTAATAAGAACCCCTACATCGACGCGCTACCGACAACAGAGGTAACCGTCCGTCGTCGTGTTGCCACTTCGTTCGTCACGAGTGAGAAAGCGCGTACAGGTACAGCCGCCGTCACCGAATCGCAAGGCAATAGGCAGTCTAGCGAGTATTCACCAGACAGTTCGCGGTCAGGTGTTGCAGGGAACCAGGGGTTTTATCTGGTGTTTTTCGACTTGGATGGTGCGAACCCTTCCGAGTTTTTATTCACTGTTGCATACGAGGAACGTTTCTAATGGATATTACACAAGAAATGATCGACCTATTCCGCACGCGTCAGCGAGCGTTTGAAAGTGACACAACGTGGTCGGACGACACGATCGAACAAGCCCTTTGTGAAGGTGACGCCGAAACAGGTGGTAAAGGTTGGGGGTTGTATGACACACCCTGTCAGAACTTTAAACAACGAGGCATGTTTTTATATGCTGCTCATTACATCGCGTCGATGTATCCGAAAGGTGACGCTGGCAGTGTGTCAGGTGGGTCGAAAGGTTCTACAGCTTCCAAGTCTGTCGGTGACGAATCAATCTCGTACGCGCGCGCAACCGTACTGACACAGGGTGACGAGTGGTTAGGTAGTACCGCGTTTGGTCAACAGTTCATGCGACTTAGACGTCGTGCTGGGTTCGGTGCTAGAGCGGTTTAACCTTCGTACCTGTCCTTTTTCGACATGTTATCGAAAGCCCATAATGGTTGAAGGTTGTTGAGGTTATTGATCACCCTATGATCTCTTACACCACGTCGTATCATTAACGCCACGGGAACAATATGGTCGACGTGCCACTCCCCGTGGTTTCCCCAACTCATGCCGTCTTTGAATTGCTTCTCGATGTGCTGTCTAAACTGATCTAATGAAAAACCCATCATTGTCTTGACTGATCCGGATTTTCGTTGTTTGGTCTTAGCCAGTACCTTTCGCAACATTGTTCGACAAGTGATGTTCAACCTGTAATTCACATCGCCCGTATATCTTCGTGTGTGACGAATTCTTCTACGTTGTTTATATCTGTCTAATTTCTGGTATTCCCTCCTGTACTTTCTGTATTTCTCACTTTTCTGGTATTCTCTCTTTTTAATTCGGTGTTCTTCGTTATTCCTTCTTTCTCGTTCTAATCGGTTTGCTCGTTCTCTATTGTCGTGTACTGACATATACTTTCTTTTGTATTCTTTATTTTTACCGTTCGCTGACCTCTTTTTTTGAGCGTGATAATGACACTCCACGCATTTTCTCCCTGACACCATTCGTTCGGACACATGGCCTTTACTACACGGTTTCCCTGTGAAGTACCTTTTAGCGCCCGTTTCTTTCGCTTGTTTTATAGTTACCAATTCCATAACCCACTCCTCAGTGTATTTCACATTAATTCAGGAATGGGAGCATCATAAAATTTAACGACGTGCGCGTCAACGTTTAATAACATATAATTTTAAAATAATTTACTAACGGTGAATGTATGATTAAAACAACGGTCACGGGTGCTGATAAGGCACTCGGTGAATTGAACAAAGCGTTGCAAGAATTCATGACTGACAAAGTCGTGACCGTCGGCATACATGAAGATGAAAACGCTCGTGACAGCGGGACGATCACAAATGCTCAACTCGGTGCTGTTCATGAATTCGGTGCTGACATAGATCACCCTGGTGGTACGTCGTACGGTTACGCAACGAAAGCGGCCGCAGACAAAGGACAAGTTAGGTTCTTGAAAAAGGGTGAAGGATACGCCGAACTTGGTGTCACTGACCCGCACAAGATTGTGATACCGGCTAGACCGTGGTTATTACCCGGTGTGCAATCTGGTAACGCAGAGTATTTGAAAGTCATTAAAGATACTGTTGAAGACGGTGGGACGCTTGAACAAGCGTTGAATAAAGTCGGCGTTGTGGCGGTGTCGAAAGTTCAAGAATACATGACGAAATTGCGATCACCAGCAAACGCAGCGTCAACCATCGCAAGAAAAGGATCGTCAAACCCGTTGATTGATTCGGGTAACTTGCGACAATCAGTAGATTACAAAATACAACCGACCAAACCAAACGAGGGTTTATAATGTCATTAGATATGGAAGGACACATCGACGACGTGTTCGAATCATTTGTTGCAACTCGATATTCATTTGTTGCCGGATACCGTGATGCGGACGGCGTGTGGATAGAAGGAACAACAAACCCAACACCTCACTCGGTGACCGCACAACCTGTTTCGGATCGTGAATTTGCATCACTGTCGAACGGCAACGAACGAATTCAAGACACCAGAAATTTGTGGATTAATGACGGTATTGACCCAAGTATTCAAGAAGCGGACGAATGGGAATTCGAAGGACAACGCTGGCGGTGCATGAAATTGGACAACCGCCCACGTCGGAACTATTGCAAAGTAACGGTCACTCGTCTGGACGTTCAACCAGAATGAGTATTAATGCCACCAGCAAACCAACCAAACCAGCATACCCACAAAGTACCAGCCATGTTGTTAACGCTTGGTTTACTGGTTCGACGATGTTTAACGTGTCGATAATTACCTGTGAAAGTTGATTAGGCCAAAACATAATAAATTGATCCCATGATTGAAAGTTGAACGATTGCTAGTTTCAGCCAAAATTGAAGCGCAGTTTTAGACACTGGCGAAACAATCATCATTGCTGTAATTTGGCTGAAAAAATAAATAACAATAAACTGAATCATAACCCGTACCTTGTTAAACACTCATTGAAAGACACCACACCAGCCTCGTAAACCGCGCTTTTGATTTCCTGTTCAGTGAACAAGCGATCTTTACGAACTTCTTGCAACACTGGCAACTTGTAATAAAAGTCATCACTGATCGCCAATATTTCTTGCGTCCCTGTTGTTCCGTAGTGTCTCGCTTCGACACCTTCTTGCACTGTTTCTGACAACGCAATACACCATGCAATGATGATCATTTTTACACCTCACCTCGTTCGATTTTGTCAGCTCTGTTCTGCATTGACATATAAATGAATTTGTCGTCAATAAAGCTTTGTTCGGAGCATTCACGCACTGCACCGGCTTTGATTTTGTTGACATCAAACAATAGATTCCAGTTATTGATAGCCGCCTGTCTCGTGGAGTGCTCGTCAAGCGTTCTAACTTCACAGTTATAGCAAACCACCAAACACCCTACGTCGTCTTCTTGTATTTCCATTCCACCACAAGGACACGGATTTAATTTTTCACACATCGCTGAGTTACCTCGTTCGTTCAATATGGAATCATTCTAGTATTATCATGACGTGCGTGTCAAACTTTAATTGCATATAATTGGTAAATTATGGACAGAATTGAACTTTTCAGACATTTGTCAGGCATAGTGAAACTTGCAACCGGTGTTCCGATTTGCACACCAGCCGATGACAACAACCCCGCACCAAGCGGTTCGTATGCTTCAATTGAACCATACAGTAATGTTGCGTCTCGTGGTCAAGCGAACATTAGTACAACCGGTGTTGATGGTGGGATGAATGTTAGTACCATTGTCAAGCGTCAATTACTTGTTACCGCGTCAATTAATTTTTACCGTGACAACGCCAAGCTTTACGCTGCTAAATTGATCGATGGGAACAAGAACCCGAACGTGTCAAAGCTGTTGCGTGATGCGGGTATCGGTTGGAGTCGTACTAGCGCGGTGAACGATTTGGACGCGTTACAGTCTGCAAAAATTGAACAACGGTCGCAAATTTCACTCATGTTTTGGATGGAACTTGTCGACGATCCGGTCGTGTATAACGCGATTAATCAAGTTGAACTCGAAGTGCAAAACTCGAAAGGTGACGTGCTTCAAACTAGCAATTACACAGGAGAATAAAACTGTGACCGCATATAACGTAAATAACATCATTCCGATTACGACGACGATTAGTCCGACGGGTTTGGCGTTTGCAAATTTCGCGAAAGCGTTCATGTTTGCACCTGAATCTGAATTGCCGGTCGGTTTCAACGTCGATGAAATTCGTACTTATACAAGTTTGTCGGGTTTGTCCGCTGACTTTGACAGTACAACTGAAACGTACAAAGCGTTGTCGAAATGGCTCGGTGGTATCCCAGCACAGTCAAGTGTGACAGTGTTTGGTGTCGACTCAACAGACGCTAACATCACCGACACATTGAACAAGGCGCGAAACCTTCACGGGTGGTGGTACTGGTCATTCTTTACGGAAGACGTTTACGCTGATGTGACCGGTGACGTGCTTGAAATTGCGGCATGGTCGGACGCAAACGACGCGTTCTTCATGAACTGTCAAACTGGTGTAAGCTGTACAGCTATCCGTAACGCGAGCCTTGATACAGACGTTGCCAGTGTGTTGACCAACTTAGGCTATCGTCACACTATGACGTTCGCGCACTTCACTGATCCATACGCGGGTATTGCGTTAACCAAGTGGTACGCTGCTGTGAATTACTCGGCGACAAACTCAACCATTACCGGTTTCGGTAAGAAGTTGAGCGGTGTTGCTGCTGAAACGTTGACAGGTACAGAGTATTCGACAATGGAACTCGACACCAAAATTGCAGCGTTTTATACCGTGGTGGACTTGCAAGGTTCCACTGACAACGGCCGAGTGATTAACACCAAAACACACAGCTCGTTCGGTGAATACGGTGACGACATTGTGAACTTGGACGCGTTCCTTAATGCTATTAAAGTAGCACTGTACAATGTCATTGTGAACCAAACGAAAAAGCTTGGTCAAACGTCACGCGGTCAGGCAGTGATTAACTCGACAGCACGTTCGGTGTGTCAGACGTATGTATCAAACGGTTATCTTGGTGAACGGAATTACATTGACCCAGACGACGGAGTCGAGAAGTACACGCCAGGGTTCGAAATTTTGACAGACCCTATTGAAATTTTAGACTTGTCCGACTCTGATCGTGACGCCCGTAAATCTGCTACGGTTAAAATTCGTATTTTCCGAGCTGGTGCAATCGAAAGCGCCCCTGTTGACATCGAGGTATATTAATCATGGCTTTATCAGATTTTAGTACAGAAAGTGCGGTCGTTGTGATCAACGGCCGTGAAATTACAGATTGGGGTGAGACGGCGACACCGTACACGTCAGACCCTATCGACCCTAAATCGTTGTTACGTCGAGGTCAGGGTGGTCGTGCGGTTCGAATGGATCGCATCAACCCAGGTCGTGCAATTGCTGTTTACCTTAGCCCAGGTAGTGCGGACAGTGCATACATGCAAGGGTTAATGAACAGTAAAGCGACGATCACTCTTGGTTACACTCAAATTGGTTCGCTCGAAGTTGAAGCGGCTAGCGAAGGTGTAATCACGAACGACGCATCAAAAGGTCGTGCCGGTTCAACCATTACTGACGACCAGTACATCATGGAATTCAACATTCATAACCAAACGAAAGGTGGTGAATAATGAAACAGGTCGTCATAGGTGAAAAAACGTTTGCCGTCAGTCATACTGACGCGCAATCTCAAAAGAAATTGTTGACTTTGCTTGGTTCTCGATTAGCACTGGTTGTCTCTAGTGCTAAGGTTGATGAAGTCGATGTTCCGTTGTTGGTCGGCAACTTGGTGTCACTCGAAGAAAGCAAACTCGACCAGGTCGCATCACTGGCGTTAAAGCGAACACGTGTTGTCGGGTCGGAAGAACCTATCGATGTAAAACTTTTTCAGAATCACATGACCGATTATTTCAAATTAATCGCGGAGGCAGTGAAACTGAACATGGATGATTTTTTTACGTTTGTTCTCGAAGACCTCGCGGCGCAAAACGCGACACAGGACGGGAACGGGTAGTCGACGACGGTGTTGATTGGTATTTCATGCGCCCGTGCGTAGGTATACCACCTTTGCAAATACCACCTTTGTGTAAGTACCATGAAACGTTAGACGGTACTTACACATTAGCTGATATTGAGCGTTTTCATATTACACTTGATAAGTGGGTTGAGCGGATTTTAAATCATGGCTAACACGATCACGAACTTTCTTGTTGGCGTCGGTTTCGATTATGACCAAAAAGGTCAAAAGGAAATCGGTTCCGGTATTGACAATCTAAAGTCTAAAGCATTACAGCTTGGTTCCGTCGTGGCTGGTGCGTTCGGTGTCAAAGCATTGACGTCTGATTTTGCCAAGTCACGTGATGAAATCGGGAAGTTTTCAGACACGTTCGGTGTGTTGCCTGATGACGTTTTCGCGCTCGGTAAAGCATTAGAACACGAGGGTGGTTCGGTTGATGCGTTCATGTCACAACTTGCCAATCTTGAAAAAATGCGTGCTGGCATTCTCGCCGGTGACGCATCATTCATTTCAGCAGCGGGTCGTGCCGGCATCACTGATACATCGATCATTACCAACGCAGAGAACGCAACGGAAGCATATATCGCGTTGGGTGACGTATTCGAAGGGTTGAGTCAACAAGAACGCTTGAACGCGGCCGAGGCGCTAGGTTTTGACGAGTCAAGTATTCGATTGTTGTCGAACGGTTCGGACGCTGTGTCGCATCTTGTGAGCAGACAAAAGGAAATCCGCACTGTCACAAAGGAAATGACTCAACAAGCCGCACTGTTCAACGACGAAATGCAAGACTTGTTTGGCAATATTGGTGGGTTTGCTGACAATATCAGTATGAAAGCATTGCCAGAAATAAACAAATTGATCGGTGGTATGAACGGTTGGATCGATGTAAACCGTGAATTGATTGATCAAAACATGAATGACGTGCTAGACGGAATGGGTGATCATCTTGCCGGTATTGGCGCGGCTGGTGGACTGTTGGCAAGCGGTGGACTGTTGGCGGGTCTGGCAGGAATGGCGAAACACATTCCGGTGATCGGTAAAGGAATGGGCGTGGCAGCAAGTGCGGCTGCGAAAATAACGACACTTGGCGCGGGCGCCATGATCGGCAACGAGATTTTGAAAATCGATGGTAAAGCAGCGTTGAAAAAATTCGGAATTGATGCACCCGATTGGCTCACTAAACCTATTCGAGAATTAGAATGGTCTGACTTCGGAATCGGGAACGACGATCCTACCGAGAAGATTGATTATTCACCTGGTTCACATTACAGTCCGAGTGACTTACCATCAACACCAGATCAATTCCCAGACTTACCGTCGTTTGGGTCAACCAATACGCAGACGACCAGCACGCAAGTGACGGTTAATATGACGCTAGACGGCCAAGTATTAGACAAACGAATTGTGAATGTCGTTGATGGTCAGGCCGAACTAGCGTACCAAGATATTAAATCAAACGTGGCGAATTAATCATGGCAATTGTGAACATATTGACGCGTGAAGCACCAACCATCAACGGTTACGAGTTCGACGCAGTGTTAGAAGACACACTGGAAATCAGCAACGAGTTAACGGGTTTTCCGATTGAACTCGGCGCACGTGCGTCTGATCATGCGATTACGAATCCGTTTCGTTGGTCGTTGATTGTTGGGATCAGCAATAACCCCGTGAGTGTTTCCACGACTGATTTTGTTGGTGCTGCATCATATGTTGATACAGACAGTGGAACATTGGCAAACGTCACGGGTTTGTCGGCCGGTTACTTGTCGGGAAGTTCCGAAACACGCGCTAAATCAGCATTAGAATTCTTAATCAAATTAGCGACCGAAAAAACACGGTTCGATATTTCCGCTGGTGACATTGATCTAACTGGAATGATGGTTGGCAAAATCACTCGGCAGAAAACAGCCGAGAACGAAGACGGTCTGATTGCTAATGTTGAACTTCAACAAGTTGGTACACTTGGTACAGTTATTGCTTTGAACCAACCGTCAATTTCACAGTTGAACAGTGAAGACCCGTCGTACGCTTCCAACGCTGCTACTGTGAACAAGGGCGAAGTGATCGGTGGAACCGTGTCAGAGTCGGATCAATCACTTGTTAATGAGGTGCTAGGATGATCACTATACCGTTGAGTAATGGCGCGGTGAACGCACACCCTGTTTTTGAAATTGAACTAGGTGATAACACGGTCGAGTTTCGAATAAATTGGAACACGACCGAACAATATTGGTCAGCCGATTTATATGTTGAAGGTGAATTGAAGTGTGCTGGTGTCATATTACTGGTTGGTGATGAATTAATCAGTGCGTATAACGCTGGGCTTGGTAAGCTTGTGATGGTTGGTATTGATCCGACTCTTGACAATCTTGGTGTCGACAATCGATTGATTTGGATACCCGACAATGAGTGAGTATTTCGGAAGATTGTTCGAATTGGACGTGAACGGTTCGACACTTATTGAACGAACCACAGGTCGACAGTTCAAAATACAATTTGAAATCATTATCGACTTTGGTGGTTCGAACTCGTACGCTAGTATTGCGATTTACAATTTGAGTAATGACACGGCAAACAAGGTTTTAAAATCGGGCGAGAACGTCACATTCAAAGCGGGTTACGTTGACACCGTCGACACGATTTTCACTGGTAAAATTCAGAACGTTTTACGCGAGCGCCAGGGTGCTAATACCATCACTCGATTGATCTGTCGATCCGAGTCGGTCACCAGTACAATCAATCAATCATACGGTGCAGGTGTTGACGTCGTGACACTGATTCGTGCTGTCTCGGAAGCAATAGGGTACACCGTCGTATTGGATGAATCACAGTTTTCAGACGTACCGACGTACGTGCGCGGGTACACGTTAAGCGGTGATCCGCGCGTGATACTCGACTCACTTGCTCGTACTCACGGGTTCAGTCATGTTGTCGAGAATGGTCGACGGGTGATTGTTCGTGACGGGTTTGAACGAAACACAACACCGTTCGAAGTGTCGCAATTTACAGGTATGGAAGGGATACCGGAAATCACCGAAATCGGATGCAATGTGACGGTACGTTTGAACCCTAAAATTCGAATCGGCGGTCAAATGGACATTAAATCAACACTGTCAACGTTCAACTTTAGTGATTTGTATTATCAAAATATTCCTGAATCAGCGGGACAAGGCGTTTACAGGGTGCAGAAAATCACACATTCGGGCGATAGTTACGGTGACACATGGAGTACGAAGATTGAAGGAATTAGGTAAGATATTCGCTTGGACGCTTCACAGCGTGTCAGCCGGACGGTTACGAACCCGCCTCATGTTATCGTGGATCACCTCCGGCTATTGAAGTGTCCGAACACCGACACAGGTGTTTTGAAAATACCACTCAAGAGGCGCAGCCCTAACCTCTATATAGTGTCAACGTCGTGCACAACGTGTCGTTCTCATCGGGCATCTATTCAGTGGTATCATCAAAACATCCGTAAAAAGCGCAACGGCCTAAAACATTATACCTATGTCACCGCCTGGTTAAAATAAGTGTTACCGTTGCGCTTCTCGTTAATGCTTACTGACGAGTTTCGGTCTCGTTAAACCATCGAAAATATTACATATCATCCACCTATATAACGCAAGGGTTGATCGTATATCGTAATTGACGATGTAGTCACTTTATTACAGCGTGACAAACGGGTCAAGTGCTTTTATAATAAAAACATGAAAAAATTATCCGCGTCCGAATACTCACGTAAAACGTTCATCGAAATGATGAAGGACGTCGCGACGTCTACAGTCGGACATATTTTGGCGTTTGACCCAAGCACCCAACTTGCACAAGTTCAGATTGGCATACTTCGAAAAGACATTAACGGTGTCACGTTCGAACCGGCACCCATTGTGGAAGTGCCCGTTTATTTTGCTGGTGGTAGTGAATGGTTTGTTGAACACCAGATTGACCCGCTCGACGAAGGTGTTGTGATGTTTTCACAACGGTGTATTGATGGTTGGGTGACAAACGGCGGTGTAGCAACGAACCCTATTGACCGATTTCATGATTTTCAAGATGCTATGTTTTTACCTGGTATGCGTTCACAACCTAACAAGATTAACGACTTTCAAAACGACGGTATCAGACTGCGTAACAAGTCCGGCACGTCGTACATTTGGTTGAAATCGGACGGTGTTGAAATCGTGTCACCGTCGCTCACCCACAACGGGGTGAACATTGGCGATACTCACACGCATGCGTACACGTGGACAGACCCAGCCGGATCGGGAAACACTGAGGTTCCGCAATGACAGTTAGACGATTGGACGAAAACGGCGACATCACGACAAGTGGTGTACAATTCATTACCGGAACTGACGAGATCGCTCAAACGATTAAAACGCGCTTGCGGTTGTATCTTGGTGAGTATTTTCGAGACATCACAGACGGTACACCGTGGTTTCAATCGATACTCGGTAAAGGAACAAGTTTGAACAACAAAGAAGCACTGTTAAGAAACCGAATTATTCAAACCGACGGTGTACACGAAATAACGAAATTTGAGACAGAGTTCGACAATGATAGTCGTACTTATTCGATCACTGTGAATGTATTAACAGACGACGGTGCTGTTGAATTGGGGTTATCTAACAATGGCTAGCATAGACGACAAAACGGGCTACTTGCTCAAAACACAAAATGAATGGTTTGCAGAAGAACGCGACCTTTATTTAGACATCGACAGTGATTGGAACCTTGACCCGTCCACACCGGACGGTCTGAAAATGGCTTCCGACGCTGAAACGTTTGCTAACCTTGACGAAACATTGCAAGCAGCTTACAACTCGAAAGACCCAGCAAAGGCGACTAAAACGGACTTGGACACGATTTGTAAAATCACCGGAACAGTTCGAGAAGACGGAACACCATCAAGCGTCACTGTCACACTGGGTGGTGTGTCCGGCACGTTGGTTCCAGCAGGCAAGACGATCAAGTCGACATATGACGACACACTGTGGACGATTGATTCAGACTCGACAATCGGTGTTGGTGGTACAGTGTCAACAACCGCCACGTGCACCACAGTAGGTGCAACCGAAGCGAGTATCGGAACAATCACAAAGATTGTGGACGTGGTCGGTGGTTGGCAAACTGTCACGAACACCACAGTTGCCACGCTTGGTACGGACGAACAGTCCGACGCGTCGTTGCGTCTTGAACGTCAGTTGTCTGTTGCTCGATCCGGCAACTATCAAATCGACAATATGATTGCGGGTATTTACGCCGTTGATGACGTTCGTCGTGTTCTAGTGAATGACAATGATACAGACTCGACAGATTCGAACGGTGTTCCAGCACATAACACATACGCTATTGTTGACGGTGGAACAGATGAAGACGTTGCACTTGCTATTTATTTGAGAAAGGGTGCCGGTACACCGTTATATCACGCCGCCACACCTGTGACGGTGACGGTGACAAGTCCAACGTATCCAACAAACACAAAAGACATTAAATTTTCACGACCTATTTATGACGATATGATCGTCGGTGTCACTGTTGAGAATGGTTCGTCACTACCAAGCGACGCGGAAGACGCTATCGCGGAAGCTATTGTCGCATACGCGAACGGTGAATCAGACATTTCAACATCAAGCGGTTTCAACTTGCTTGGTTTTGGCATAGGTGAAGACGTTGCACCAGGTCGACTATACACACCCGTCAATCAGTACATCGGTCAATATGGTGACGCGTATTGTTCGGGTATTGTGATCGACGGAAGTACTGGTATTCGATCGATTGATTTCAATGCGTTAAGTCGTTGGTCTACTGCAAACATCACGGTGGTGATAAATGAGTAATAGAAGTTACGCACAATATGCAGACAAACCAAAAATCACGCAGTGGTTGGACATTGTACCGACTATGTCACTGCAATTGGTCGACACCGTTCAACTTGTAAGAACCAGTTATGACATAGACACGGCAACAACTCATGAACTTGACATCATTGGTCGTATTGTTGCACAGTCGCGAGACTTTGAATCTTATATTAGTGCTGACTCATTATATCTCGGATCGAGCAATGCAAATTTAGGTGGTATGAACGCACAATTAAAACCGGCGACGTCAAGAATTTCACAATCTGTGTCGAACGATATTTACCGTACTTTGATCAAAGCCAAGATTGCGAAAAACAATTCAGACGGAACAATTGAATCCGTACTTGCAAGTATTAACTTCATCACTGGCGTGGAAATATTGAGCGTTACGGAAGGTGACATGAGTTTCGGTATCAACTTTGCTGACGGAATAGGTGAATTGGCTCGATTCCTGTTAACCACTTTTGATGTAATACCAAAAAACCAAGGTGTTCGATTCTTGGGTTTCACAGAAGAACCATTCGTAACACGATTAGGACGGAATCAGTTGAAAACACCTTCACCATTTGAAAGAAACACACAGTTGACAGGAGCATTTTAAATGTTAAATATTTATAGTAAATATGCACCGAACGCGAACGTTGCTAACACCAATTACCCACACGGGAGTGGTAAAGACGAATCAGCGAGCGGTACGAATGACGGAACACCACTCGAAATGGACTGGTATAACGACATGCTTGGTTATAGTGAGGCGTTACTCGCCGAGGCAGGTGTCGAACCAAGTGGAAACGCTGACACGGCTGTGAACTCGGATCGAATGAAAGCTTTTCGTATTGCCGCAATACGTGTCGAAACGGCTGTTGCGTACTCAGGTGGTGACGTGTCAACAGTAGGTGTGATTGCACTTGTCACTGGTGAAGATGTCACCAATTACAGTCACATTGTCGATGGTGATTCACTGACTCGTTGGTCAGTTGGTTCAGTCACCGGAACATTTGCGGGTGATTTCAATCCTAGTAATGGCATCGATAGTGGTTTAAGCGGTGCGCTTGTTCAGGTTTCAATAGGTACAGCGGCACAACAAAACCTAACTAATGGTGGAGCGGCTGGCGATGTGTTCCATGATGGCGATGTGGCTAGCTCGGCTGAAATAACAGCTGGGGTTTCTGGGAAAGTTATAGTTGACAACGAGTTAAAAGGCAGTGAGTACTCATTCCTAGTTGATCAAGAGTTAATAGACCTATCTGGTACAAGAACGATAGGAGGCACCGTTACAAACACTAGTGGAAAGGCGCGCTGGTGTAGTGTTACTCTGTCACACGGCATAGGTAACAGTCAGACAATCGCTACAGTAACTAATTCGTCTGGGAGTGTACAAATAGAAAGCTCAAAAACAACAAACGCAGTTGGAGTAGAAGCTACGGTAACTTTCCTTGTCCCTAACGGAGAGCAATACACTGTTACTTCAGACACTTCAAGTGGTACGTTAGTAAAATGGATAGAAACGGAGAATAAATGATGCGATATTTTACAGATAACGGAATAACATACCAGCTCGATAGCGGTCAGTATACGCAAGACGAAAAGCAGTCGTTAATTGACGGTGCTAAGAATAATGATCAGCTAGCACAAGCAAACGCTATCATTGCTTGTGCGCCTGCTGGTTCTATTCAGTTAACAGACGAGCAGATAGAGCATCACAAAACAGGGTTGTACGAGTGGGTAGATGGCAAGCAGGTTTTAAAGCCAACCGACAACACGGTAGAAATTGCAGCACTTGAGGCAAGTATTACAGCTAGACGCTGGCGAGAAGCTTTACTAGGTAATGAAGAATCAATCGCATTCATTGCAGAAGTTGAAGCCAAGATAGAGGTCTTACGATGATTAAAACAAAGAATTTCAATCCGAACACCGATCCAAAGCTATTATGCACTTGTGGTCATCCAGAATGCGACAAACGAAGTGTTGATCAAGACACGTTGGACAAGGCACAAATTGGGCGTGAAATACTAGGTCACGCTTTAACTGTAACAAGTGGTGGTCGTTGCGGTCATCATCCGAATGAAGTACACCGAACCACACCGGCCGACCATCAAAAGTGTAAAGGTATCGACGTGTCGGTGAACGGTGCGACACGGGGCAATGTGGTGAAAGCGGGCATTGATGCAGGGTTTAATGCGATCGGTGTTGCAAAAACGTTCGTCCATTGGGGGTATCGTCCAGAACTTCCAACCGGACATGTGACAATGTGGGTGTATTGATATGGGTATTTTAAGTGTTTTGGGTGGTCTAGTATCACCCATTGCGAACGCGTACAAAGCCAAAAACAAAACGGTGAAACACAGCACGTACTTAATGTTGACCAATGGGAAGCGTTGAGCAAGCAAGCCGAGAACGGAACATGGAAAGACGAATATGTGACAATAGTCATCACATCGCCGTTCGTGTTGTTGTTCGTCGCTTCGATTTGGAGTGGTGTCACTGGCGATTCGACTTTTGTTGGTGCCGTAAACCTCGGTATTGAGAACCTTAAAAACTTAGGTGTCGACTTGGGTTATTTGATGGGTGTTGTTGTACTGGCTGCCGTTGGTATAAAAGGCGTAAAGTCTGTCATCAAATAACAAAAGTACGTGATTACACAATTGATCGTTACATTGATTGGGTTCAATATGTTATGTATCATTGTAGACATCATTGGATTAAATAATGGAATGTACCTTGGCAGACGTATCGAAACAACTAGAAGCGATTGAGAAGCGC